GTAGAAGAGTTGTGGGAAGAGTTAGACGCTTTAACCCGTACTATCTCTAGGATCACTGAACTGCAACAACGAGTAGCTATTATTGAGAATGAGATAAAGTACATCAATAGAAATCACAATACCGTCATGAAACCTATGGTAAAGTAAAGTGATTGATCCTTTTACAGCTATGGCGGCAGCTACTACGGCTTACAATGGCATCAAGAAAGCTGTATCAGTAGGCCGTGAGATAAGTGCTATGACTGGCGCAGTATCTCAGTGGTCTAAGGCTGTTAGTGATTTAGACTTCTTGGAGGAAAAAGCTAAGAACCCTCCCATGTACAAGATGTTTAGTGACACTCAATCTAATGCGTTGGAGATATGGTCACAAAAGCAGAAGCTCAAAGAGATGCGAGAAGAACTTAAGGCACACATATCTTGGACGTATGGGCCTAGCGCTTGGGACGAAATAGTACGAATAGAAGCACAGCAACGTAAAGAACAGCGTGAGCTAGTCTATAAGAAGCAAGAGTTCATAGACAACTGCATTAACTGGGCTGTTGGTATTTCAGTAGCACTAGCAGGTGCAGGAGCTTTAATAATAGGGATGTACTTCCTAGGCGTAAAACAAGGCAAGTGGTAAGGAAATAACATGGCTAGAGCACTAACAGAAAAGCAACAGCGCTTCCTAGAGGTACTCTTTGATGAGGCTAACGGTGATGCAGTAGCAGCTAAGAAGCTTGCAGGTTATGACCCTGCATCTAGCACTTCGGCTATTGTTGAAGCTCTCAAGGATGAGATTGGTGAGAAGACACGTACTTACTTTGCACGTGTTGCCCCTAAAGCTGCTATGTCTATGGTAGGTGCTCTGTATGACCCTACTGAGCTAGGCATAAAAGAGAAGATGATTGCAGCTAAGGACTTGCTAGATCGTGCAGGACTTGGTAAGGTAGACAAAATAGACGTAACATCTGGTGGAGGCATCTTCTATCTGCCACCAAAAGAAGGTTCAAACGAATAATACCTGATAGAGATTTAGGGTTCTGGCAGTTACCATTACCTCCCAAGAACCACACAAAAGAATGGCATCCTATAGTTAAGATTGCTAAGAAAGTACCGTTTGGCTACAGGGTAGATCCAGAGAACGATAGGGTGCTTTTACCTATTGAGTCAGAACTTGAGGCTTTAGAGCTTGCAAAGCGTCACCTTAAGCAGTATAGTTATCGTGCGGTAGCAGCCTGGCTAAGTAAAGAGACAGGTAGAACTATATCTTTTACAGGCCTAAAGAAAAGAATCGAAGTTGAGCAAAAACGTAGAAAAGCAATTACAATTAAACGTAAGCTTGCCAAGTGGCTCGAAGAAACGCTTGACCAAATCGAAAAGCTCGAAAGGAAAGGCGCAGGAGCCTACACAGACCCTAACGAAAAGTATTGAGGAGCCTGTAGCTACTGTTATAGAGACTGTACCTGCACAAGTTAAAGCACCTGAGTATGATGTTGAGGAAGCTCAGCAGGTAGTATTCAAACCTAACCCTGGCCCACAGACATCCTTCTTGAGTGCGTCAGAACGTGAGGTACTTTATGGTGGAGCAGCTGGTGGGGGTAAGAGCTACGCCATGTTGGCTGACCCTCTACACGGACTGAATGACCCTAACTTCTCAGGGTTGCTAGTCCGACATACTACAGAAGAACTAAGGGAACTAATACAAAAGAGTCAGGAGTTATATCCCCGTGCAATACCTGGTATTAAGTGGTCGGAACGAAAATCGCAATGGACTTCTCCTCAGGGTGGCAGACTTTGGATGTCTTATCTTGATAAAGACACGGATGTCACACGCTATCAGGGTCAAGCTTTTAACTGGATTGGATTCGATGAGCTTACGCAATGGTCTAGCCCTTACGCTTGGGATTATATGAGGTCTCGCTTGAGATCTGCACATGCTTCCAATCTTGGTCTATACATGAGAGCAACAACAAACCCCGGAGGAGCAGGACATGCTTGGGTTAAAAAGATGTTTATTGACCCTGCAATCGGTGATAAGCCGTTCTGGGCAACTAATATTGAAACAGGCGACACGATTACTTTCCCTAAAGGGCATAGTAAAGAAGGTATGCCTCTATTTAAAAGACGCTTTATTCCAGCCTCTCTATTTGACAATCCGTACTTGGCTGACGCTGGCGACTATGAAGCAATGCTTCTCTCGCTTCCAGAGCATCAGCGCAAGCAGTTACTTGAAGGTAACTGGGACATTAATGAGGGTGCAGCTTTTCCAGAGTTTGACCGAAAGGTACATGTCGTGGACGCATTCGATGTACCTGACTCTTGGGCAAAGTTTAGGGCTTGCGATTACGGTTATGGTAGCTACACTGGTGTTCTGTGGTTTGCTGTAGCACCTGATGAGCAAGTCATTGTGTACCGTGAGATGTACGTATCTAAAGTTACAGCTTCTGATTTAGCAGATTTAATACTTGAAGCAGAAGCAAAAGATGGTACAATAAGATACGGGGTGCTAGATAGTTCTTTATGGCACAACCGTGGCGACACTGGGCCTAGCTTGGCAGAGCAGATGAATATGAAAGGGTGTCGTTGGCGTCCGTCTGACAGGTCAAGAGGCTCACGTGTCGCAGGTAAGAACGAGATACATAGACGGTTAAAGGTGGATGAGTTCACTGAGAAGCCTCAACTTGTATTCATGGATAACTGTACAAACACTATTGCACAGATACCTAGTATTCCTCTGGACAAGCGAAACCCAGAAGATGTTGATACTCATGCAGAGGATCACTTATATGACGCTTTAAGATACGGTATTATGACACGTCCACGTAGCAGCATATGGGATTACAACCCAGCAAAACAACGCACTGGCTTTCAGGCTAGTGATCCATCATTCGGGTATTGATAATGGCAGAACAAGAAGAAATGTTTGAAACAGATGAAGTCGTAGCTGCAGAAGACAGTACTGACAGTATCTTTGAGACTAAATCAAGTGTAGTATCTTTTATTGAAGAACGCTACAAACGTGCTGAGGATTCTCGCTTTGCGGATGAGGAACGTTGGCTACGTGCTTATCGTAACTATCGTGGCTTGTATGGTAAGGATGTACAGTTCACTGACACTGAGAAGTCTCGTGTATTTGTTAAGGTCACTAAGACTAAAACACTTGCAGCATACGGTCAGATCGTAGACGTATTATTCGGTAACAACAAGTTTCCTCTTTCTGTAAACCCTTCTGTGCTCCCTGATGGTGTAGCTGAGTCGGTACACATTAACGTTGATCCTAATGCTGCTGCTGCTGGTGAAGCACTAAATCCTGTAACACAGCAAGGCAAAGCACAGCCATACCTACTTGATGGTAACAGTAAGTTAGAACCTGGTGAGACACTAGCAGATCTCTCTAGGCGTCTTGGCCCCCTGTCTAGTAAGCTAGAAGCTGTGTCAGATAAGATCATTGAGGGTGACGGTACTACACCAACTACTGTAACATTCCATCCTGCCATGGTTGCAGCTAAGAAGATGGAAAAGAAGATACATGATCAGCTTCAAGAGTCTGGTGCTTCTACGCATCTACGCTCTATGGCATTTGAGATGGCTCTACTTGGCACAGGTGTCATGAAAGGCCCGTTTGCTGTAGATAAGGAGTACCCTAACTGGGATGATGAGGGTGAGTATGACCCTATTGTAAAGACTGTACCTGAGTGTAGCCACGTTTCTATATGGGACTTCTATCCTGACCCAGAAGCTAAGTCTATGAATGATGCAGAGTATGTTGTTCAACGTCATAAGATGTCTCGCACACAGCTACGCTCACTCAAGTCTCGCCCTTACTTTATGTCTGACTCAATTAGCATGGCTATTGATAAAGGCCCCAGCTACATTCAGAAGTACTGGGAAATGACTATGGAGGATGACGATACACAGCCAGCCTCTGAGCGTTGGGAAGTATTAGAGTTCTGGGGCTTTGTTGATACGTCTGTACTTGAACAGCATGGTGTGGCTATCCCCAAGGCACTTAAAGATTTAGATGAAGTAAACTGTAACGTGTGGATCTGTAACGGTGAGGTACTCCGCTTTGTACTCAATCCATTTAAACCTACACGTATCCCTTACTACTCCGTACCCTATGAGCATAACCCTTACTCCTTCTTTGGTGTAGGTATTGCTGAGAACATGGATGATACTCAGACATTGATGAATGGCTTTATGCGTATGGCTATTGACAATGCTGCACTGTCTGGTAACCTCATCATTGAAGTAGATGAGACTAACCTAGTTCCAGGCCAAGACTTATCTGTGTACCCAGGCAAGGTGTTTCGGCGTCAGGGCGGTGCTCCAGGGCAAGGAATCTTTGGTACTAAGTTCCCTAACGTAGCACAAGAGAACATGCAACTCTTTGATAAGGCACGAGTTCTAGCTGATGAGAGTACTGGATTCCCTAGTTTTGCTCATGGACAAACCGGAGTATCAGGCGTTGGGCGTACAGCTTCTGGTATTTCTATGCTTATGTCTGCTGCTAACGGTTCTATTCGGACGGTAGTTAAGAACGTAGATGACTACTTGATTCGCCCACTAGGCAAAGCTTTCTTCTCATTCAACATGCAGTTCGACTTTGATGAGAAAATTCGAGGTGACTTAGAGGTACATGCCTCTGGTACAGAAAGCTTGATGGCTAACGAAGTACGGTCACAACGCTTGATGCAGTTCCTGCAAGTTGCACAGAACCCAGTACTAGCTCCCTTTGCTAAGATGGACTACATCATCCGTGAGATTGCTAAGTCTATGGATCTTGACCCAGACAAGGTTACTAACTCCATGCAGGATGCGGCTATCCAAGCTGAGATCCTAAAAGGCTTCCAGGCTCCCGTACAGCCTCCTGCAGGGCCAGAAGGTGTAAACATGCCTCAGGGTAGCCCTGCGCCAGAAGGACAGGCTCCACAGGGCGTACAGGACACCTCAGGTGGTGGTGGCTCTCAGATAGGCATTGGCACAGCACCTACACCAGGTGAGCAAGGGTTTACTGGTAATGTCGCTTAAGAGCTTCGTAAACGATAAGGCTAAATGGGATGCGTTTCTAGTTGAGATTGAGGAGCGCATCTCCATACAACACCGTAGCATGGAGAGTGTTACAGATACCGCTGAACTATACAGACATCAGGGTGCTTTACGTGCTCTTAGGCAACTACAATACTTGAGGGACAAAGTGAATGGCTGAGGTAGGTAGATCTACAGGGAAAAATACTCAGGCTGGTCGTGAAGTATATGAAACGTCTGAGGGAGAAATGGTTTCTGAAAAATCTACTACCTTTAAGTATAAAGGTGAGTGGATCAATGTACCTACTATCTTTGAGGGCCGCTCTTATGACGATGACACTATTAGGATGATGTTAGATGCGGAAGTCATAGAACCCACAAGTGTCCATAAAAGTAAAAAAGATGCAATAAAGTCTGCTATAGAAAGAAGTAAGTCTTTAAAGTTTAATGAAGGTGGAGCAGTAATGGATGAACAAATGGAAATGGCCTTCGGTGATCAACCAGAGGTAGACCCTGTGTCAGGCAATGAAGTCCCTACAGGCTCCTTACCAGAAGAAGTACGTGATGACATTCCCGCTCAACTAAGTGAGGGTGAGTATGTTGTACCTGCTGATGTAGTTCGTTTCTTTGGTGTCAAGTTCTTTGAGGATCTACGCACAGAAGCTAAGACAGGCTTCAATGCTATGGAAGCTAATGGGCGTATTGGTGGTGAGCCTATTGGTATGGAGATGGGTGGTGACGAACTACCATTTGACATCTCTGAGTTACAGATCATTGATGATGGTGAAGAAGAACAACCTATGATGAACAAGGGTGGCTACATCTCTGGCTATGCTCCTGGTGGGTTAGTCGATACAGGTGACATCCCACTGACAGAAGAGAACTACCAAGGCACAGGCATGGAGCAGCGCCAGTACAGCAATGCTGCAGGTAATATCATTACTATTCTGTTCTTCAACGGTATGCCTATGAGTGCAGTGCCTGATGGGTATTCTCCCTATACGCCAGAAGCTGTACCTAGTGAAGCTAAAGACGCTGCACCTAGTGACGATGATGATAGTATGTTTGACCCAAGTGCATCCGATCCAGAGCCTATTGACTACAAAGGTCTGTCAGCAGCAGAGTTACGTGACCTAGTTGATGCACAGAAAGATACAAATAGAACCGCTATTGCATTAGGTTTAGGTGTGGTTAACCCTCTTATAGGTATGGCCTTCAAAGCAGCTACGTGGCATCAATCTAAGCAAGTCACTAAAGAGCTTGCTAGACGTATGGAAGACCCTTCTCTGGATGCTAAACAAAAGGCTTTCTATACAGATCTTACAGAGACTATGACTGCAGATCAGCCTGGTTTGTTTGAGCGTCTGTTTGGTAAGACAGAAGAAGCTAAGAAGCCTGAGGTAGCACCTACTGCACCACCTCCTGTAATGACCCCTGAGGAAGTAGAAGCAGCTGTAGCATATACCCCAGAATCCGGCTATGTTCCAACAGGTATGTCTCCTGTTGAAGCTCCTTCTCCTGTCACGGTTACTAGCTTAAATGATAAGCCTGGTGCTAGAGACTATAAAGGCCCATTAGCACCTATGGATTCTGGTGGTACAGATGATAGTGGTGACAGTGGCCCATCTAGCGTATTCGCTGATGCAGCTAGTAAAGCAGATGAGGGTACAGCTAAAGTAGTGAAGGCTGCACAAGAAAACCTAGCCACTGAAAGTGAGATTAGTGACATACAAAAAGAAGGTGCTAAAATAAAAGAAAAACTTGAGTCATCTGCCAAAGGCGGCGGCTACGGGTTCTCAGAAGGCGGTCTCGCATCTAAGCCTAAGAAGAAAAATAAGTAACTACTAGACTACCCATAAAACTATAAGGCTACCCAGCTAAGGCTGGCCCCAACATAAGGAGTAATAAATGTCGGAAGCCCTAATTGAAACGGACTCAAAGTCCCACAAACGTAACCTTTCTCGTGTAGAACGTGATGAGGCTGAGCTACGGGAACTGCTTAAACAGGCAGGCGTAACACAAGATGAAACAGAAGAAGAAGCTGTTGAAGCGCAACCCTATAGCTCAGAGCCTAGCGAACCCCAAGTTCAGGCAGAGAGTAGTCCCAAACAAGAAGAAGAATCACAAGCCCAAGCACAAGATGAAGATCTAAGCCCTGAGGAGAAAAACTTCAAGAAACGTTATGGTGATCTACGGCGACATACTCAAGAGAAAGAGAAAGCGTTTCAGGCACAACTAGATAAGCTTACAGCACAGCTAGATGCAGCTACAAAGAATGAGCTTGTACTACCTAAGTCAGAAGATGAAGTAGAGGCTTGGGCCAAGAAGTATCCAGATGTAGCAGGTATCGTTGAGGCTATCGCTGATAAAAAAGCTAGTGAGCGTTCCTCAGAGCTTGATGGGCGTTTAAAAGAGATTGAATCTTTACGTGCTACAGCTAAGCGTGAGAAGGCAGAAGCAGAGTTACTCTCTTTTCACTCAGACTTCCAAGAGATTCGTGCTGATGATGCGTTCCACTCTTGGGCAGAGAAACAACCTAAAGTCGTACAGGATGCTCTGTATGAGAACAGTGAAGACGCTAAGTCTGTTGCACGTGTTATTGATCTTTATAAGGCAGATCAAGGCATTAAGACTAAAGCCTCTTCTAGTTCAGATAAGGCAGCAGCGTCCTCAATCAAAGCCAAAGGACGTGCTACACCAGACACAGATGATTCATCTAAGTACATCACTGAGTCACAAGTAGCTAAGATGTCTATTAAGGAATACGAGAAGCGCATGGATGAGATCTTTGATGCTCAGCGCTCTGGTAAGTTTATTTACGATGTGAGTAAGAAATAAGTTGACAAACTCTCATTAGTAGATAAAACTATAGGTATGTACAGTGTCAGGCATTAACTGCCTGTACATGCTTTTAACTAAGCACTAGCCACACCAAAAGAACTACCTCAGATTATAGGCCCAGCGCTCAACGGACGGCCATCCTTAGAGCAACGCTGACCACCCTACTAAGACGAGCCTCTTTCAAGTGGGTATGTAGTGTCTATCTTCACGCCATATCTTTGAAAGGAATCAATCATGGCTATTACTTCCGCTAGTGGTGGGTTTGACGGGAACTTCTCCCCGATTATCTACTCCAAACAAGCACAGATTGCACTTCGCCGTGCAGCTGTAACTAACGCAATCACTAACAACTCTTACTTTGGTGAGATTGCAAACCAAGGCGACACAG